CAAACTGAGTAACCTCTGTCTCACGAATAGATATACCACAATATTCAAGTATCTTAGTTACTAACTTATACTCATCTTCAGGAGGCAACTCAAAATCTTGATAGTCAGATTGTGATTGGTCAAATACAGGCTCACCATTAGCAAGCGTAATATATGTCCATTTTGGTGGTTTAGGGTATCTAAAATAGGTTGCTTGAACCTGACCCTTGTTACTTATCGTTGCAGGGTAGAAAGTCAATTCTTCGCCTTGTAATGCGTAAATAGGAAACTCATTAGTTGGATTAGTCAAGTTAGAGTTAAGCAACATTGTGAGTCTTGAGTTAAGAACCTTTTCAGCATTTATAGCAGTAGCGGAAGATACTATAGCATATCCATTTCCTGCCGCTAAAAATATATTTGAATCCAATAAAATATTTGTATTATTAACTACCGATACTACAGTAGAGACTAATCCCGTAGTTAAATTTGTAACAACATCTCCTGCAGAAATACCATTAGATAAAAAAGTTGCTGTACTATCAACTAATCTTCCGCTTACTACAGATGTATTTGTTCCTGTCTTAAGTACAACAGGCTTACATTTTACATCTAAAAGCATATAAGTATAATAGCCTGTAGTCGCAGGACTTGGCATAGAAAATCTATTAGCCGCAATCTTAGAAAGATAGTCTGTACGTAAAAAATATTCTAACACTTCTGCAATAGGTTGCTCCATATCTGCATACTCTACACCTGAAATACGTGCATTTTCAGCATTTATAACTTTATTATAATTACTAAAGTACTCCTCGTATATTTCCATCTGTGAGTTTTGAGCATACAAATTGAAATCAGAAGGAGAAATATAGCCGTAATTATTCTTGTTCAGAATAGATAATACTGCATTTCTTACTGAGTTTATCATTACTTCTTTTTTTACAAATATACATAAAAAAAAAGAGGGTACAATAAGTACCCTCTTCTAACCAATAATCAATAATCAAAACCTATTATGCCAATGTCGCTTCTAACATTTTTAAGGAATCAATACCTTCATCACTTTGCAAGAAGTGGGCTACCATCTCATAAGGGTCTTCTCCAAATGGAACAGATAACATCTTCTTTTTGTTGGTTGCGGTATTAAACCATACCTCTTTCTCGCCATTCCTTAATACCAATAACTTGTTTTCAAAGAATAAACGAACCTTAGCCTGAAACTTTAATTCAGGGTCATTTAATATATTTAAGAACTCTTTAGGGTCTCTTTTAGCAAATACCAATATGTCACGCTTTAACTCAGCAGTAGACACGGTAGATGGGTCTTTTCCAAACATTACTCTTGTAAGAGTTTCAATTTGGTCAAGTGATAACTGACGAGCTTCAATTAGAGCCTCAACTTCTAAATTTAAGTCTTCTACCTCAGCAGCAGCGTCTTTTTCTTTATCTACTTCAGCAAATATAGTACCATTTAATGGATGGTAGTGTAAGAATTGCTGTAATACAGGGTTGTTTTTTGGAACTCTTAAGAAGCCATCTTCAAAGATAATTGGCTCTATAATTGCATTTCCATCTTGTTCGTCCTCAAATGGGGACTGTTGATTTGTTGAATACCTCAATGCACGATTGACATTGTTCTTCTCGTCAAACCACATTAGTGGGAATCGAGGGTGATTTCTTGATGCTAACGTATATGATAGCGGATTTCCTATTTTCAACTTGTAGACTTTGTCTACAGGTGTTGTACCTTTTGCCATTTTGTATTTAATTTAATTAGATTTAAAAAAGGGAGAGTGTCTTTGAAGACACCCTCCCGGTATATTTACCACCTATTATCCATAACGGAATAATACGAAGTTGTTTGCACCCAAAGTACATACGCAACGCTCAGACAAGAAGTTTACCTCCATTGCATCCAAGTCGCTTGTGGCAGCACCACCGGCAGAACCTGTAATCCAAGTCTTGTATCTTCTATCTTCTGCTTCAGAAGCACGGTATCTTACGTGTAAGAAAGGACGCTTAGCGTTCTTACCCATAATTTGGTCGTACACTGAAGTAGAACCTGCAGGAACCATCAAACCTGTGATAGTACCTGTTGCAGTACCTGCTGTAGTGTTTAAACCACCACGCATAGTTGGGTCGTTTAAGTATTTCCAATCAGACTTGTAGAAGTCATAACCTCTACGGAATCCTGTGAAACCTAAGTTTAACGCCATATCAACATCGTTATCGAAAAGACCGAATGAAGCTGACTGAGCAACACCACCTGAAGTGTAGCCGTTCAATGTAGCTAACATATTGTCAATATCGAAACTTAATCCACGATTTACGAATACTACGTTCTCTTCGATAGCACCTTGCTTATCTAAACGAGAAACGATAGAATCCCAATCAGATAAAGTTGTTGGAGTACCACCACCCCATACGTTACCACGACTGTTTACTACGTAGAAGATACCTTCAGAACCAATGTATCCTGCAGTTGCAGCACCTGAAGAAGATGCAGCAGGAACTGCTTCAATCATTGAAGTCTCTAAGTAATCTTCAAAACGTAAACGAGTCTCGTGCTCTGATTTTAAATACCACAAGTAACCTGTAGCACCGTTCTCAGTAGTAACTTCAACCCAACCGATTTGAGCCATATCAGAACCGTTAACCGCATACTTATCTTTAATGATAATAGGGTTGTTAGAGAAGATGCTATCTTCAGATTCTAATGAACCAATCATTCCGTTAGTTCCTTTCTTGAACTCAGAACCGTAAATGAATACAGTACATTGAGTAGAAACTGCAAATGCTTGACCTGCAGTCTCATAGTAAGCTACTGTGAAAGTAGTTGCTGAAGGAACTGCTGTTACGATAGCCTTGTTGAAAACACCTGATGCATTGTTCTGAATCATAACTGTTTGTCCAACACGGATAGCGATGTAAGTTACACCACTATCAGCTACAGTGAAAGTTGCGGTTGCCGCACCTGCTGCTGCTGCTGAAGTAATATTAGTGTACTTAATGTGTAAACGTCCTTGTTCTGCCCATTTAACTTGGTCTGAATTAGACGGCATCTCTGCTCCTACCATACGTAAGAAAGATGCAATTGTTCTATTACCATAACGCTCAAATTCCTTCTCATAAGTATCAGGAAGATACTGATTCAAGAAATTAAAGTTGGTAATGTAGTTAGTTTGTAAAGCTACCTGCTCAGCACTCGGCTGCAACGCAAAGGTAGGGTTACTTAATAATGCACTTGCCATTTTAATTAATTTTTAATGTTTATATTTTTTTTATGCTGCGAATTTTCAGGTTTCGTCCTGAATCAGGGTTTATCGCTTTCACCTGCATTCCATCTGTAGCCTTTCCTACTTCAGGAGCTTTACGCTCAGACATATTGATGTTCTTGATTTTACGAGTAACATCATCTGTGGCATCAGCTAATCCTTGTTCGTAGAAGTACTTAGCGAACTTTTCAGGATGCATTGCTATTGCCAAAGACCTATGATAACCTGATGCGTCTTTCATCAAACCTTGCTCATCTAAAAACTTGTTAATAAAGTTTTGTGGAGTTGCTTGGTTCTTTTTCAACTCATTGGCGTCTCCCGGAGCAAACGTGAACTTCTTGTCATTAACACTGAACTCAAAACCTTTGAACTCTCCGTTAAAAACTTCGTTCGTCTTTTGGTCAAACCATTGACGCTTACGATTGTTCTCCTCTTCTATGGTCTTTGCCTGTTGGGTATATTGCTTATAGCTTTCGTAAACTTCTTTTTCTGCATCCGGAACAAATCCCATTCTTGACTCAAGCGGCATTTTATATTGTTCCTTTTGGGAATTGAAGTATTTCTTGGCTTCAGCAAGAACTTTCTTCTTTGCGATTTTTGCCTTTTTAACGGTTGACTCATCGTCTAACTCTACGTCAAACTTGTACTCATCCATTAACGTCTCAATGTCATCACTATCAAGACCTTCCTGTGTGGAAGCAAGGTATTCTTTAAGAAGTTGGTCAGGGTCCATTGCTTCAAAGTCCTTTGATAATTTAACAAAGTCTTCAAAACCACGGCCTGTCTCCTTTTTATATTTCATAAAAGCAGCTACATCTTCAGGTAGTTGCTCAGCTTCTTTACGCTCAGCCACTAAATCATCTAATGAATTAATCTGCTTATTGTATCTTTTACCAATATATGAAAGAACATCTTCGTCTTTTAATTCAACCTCGTTTACTTGTGGTTCAGCATTATTTTCTTGCAGCTCCTCTTCTTGGTTGTTTTCTTGATTTAACGACTCTTCGTGTTTCTCAAGTAATTGTTGTTCTACTTCTTGAACACTCTTTGGTTCAATTACGTCTAACGCTCTAACTTTTAATTCCATTTGATTTGATTTAATTTATACAAAAATAGATAAAAATTTCGACATTTTATCGAGGTTCAAATTCCGCTAAGTCAAATCCATCTAAGCTATCCTCGTTTGATTCAAAGCTCATAGGAGGAAGATTGTTCTTTCTTTGATTAATTAACTTAGATTGCTCGGTGTTTTGTTGACTAATTCTTTGCGATTTTAAATCCTCTTTCATCTTATCTCTATCAGTAATTTCTTTTGATTCAATACCCTTAAGTTGCATATTGTAGTCAAACTCTTCTCTCATTAACTGAGATTTTAATTTAGCTTCAGCTTCAGTTCTTTGAATATCAAATGCAACTTCAGCTTGTTTGATTTGCATCTTAGACCTTGTCTCCATTTCAATTTTCTGCATTGCCACCTGTCCTGCCAACTCTTGAGACTTCAATTGTTGTTGAGAAATCATTGCTTGCTGTTGCATTTGCATTTTCTCTTTTTGCTCTTGAGTCTTAATACGCTTCATCTTTAATAACTGATTAGCTAACTTAAGATTGCGAATCTCACGAATGTCAATTGCATCCTCAAGGTTAATGTCACCTTTAGATAATGCCATTTGGATATTAGCCTCAAGCTGTGCTTTTTGTTCTTCATCAGGAGAAATCTCAATGAATATACCAAAGTCATAGATATAAAGGTCCTTAATATCATTTAAGATAGATACGTTGTACTTTCCAATTTGATTAGCAAACTCTTCTTTAAAGTCAGAATACTGAAGAATGTCACCTACTCTATAGGTTAATGCCTCAGCTAATGAACGATAAATGTACAAAGAAGCGTCAAGGATGTGTCTTGTCGCTGTATTTGAATTTAATGCAGCCAATTTCTGTAACCCAACCAATGAGTTAGGGTCAGGATTTGAACCATCTCTTGCCTCGTTAAGACCGGTCACAGACCTAATCATATCGATGTAATGATTCATATTGGTAATAAGCATTTGAGTTTTAGCCGCACCTGAGCTTGAATTAAGCTGAGTAATAGGCACTCTTGCATTATTAAACTCACCATCTTGAGTATAGCTTCTACCAATTACACTACCCGTTTGGAAGTATAATCTTAAAGCATCCTCAGGATTATATGCATTACCCGTTCCTAAGTCAATCTCGTTCAGACCATCAGCATCAATGAAGACACCATCAGGTACAGTACGAGCAATAACTTGTTGTAATTTCAAATGCGTGATTTGAATCAAATCAGCAAATGGTATCATTCTTCTACATAATGACTCAATAACGCCCTTGTACATACGAGGTGCACAAGCAACGTAGTTTGGTAAAGCGTGCTGAGAAGCTGACTTAGGACGAACCATATTCTCAGACATCTTCCACTGCAATAAGATATTGGTACCCATTACCATAATACCTTC